AGACTATTCCCTCTTTTAATTAGCTTTGCCATGCGATCTCCTTTCGTTCATCTGGTAATACCATTGTAGCACCATATGGTTATACCGTCAACCCATAAATCAAAATAAATCGAATAAAATTAAGCCTACATTATAAGAGCGACATGCAGAAAATAAAATGTAAGAAATTTATAAATATTGTTGACAAAGTCTAGACATGGTAGTAAGATATATACATAAGGAGGTGGCGAAATGCTAACCAAGAAAGAGATCGCAGAACACTTGAAAGTTACAGAGAGAACAATTGACCGATATAGAAAAGACGGTATGCCATCAGTAACTACTAGAACTGGATTGATTAGGTTCGAACTCGATAAAGTTATAGAATGGCTTGTACCTAAAAACGAGGTGTAACACATGTCAGGGTGGATTGCCGATCATAGAAAAGAATTAGAATCGAGTATATGGTTAATGCCACCTATGTATCACAGGGTATGGCAATGGCTAAAGTATTCGGTCAATCATAAACCTGTAAAGATACCAAATAGAAACGGAGGTTTTACAACAATACAGCCCGGACAACGTGCAACATCATATAGACAAATCGCTAAAGGCGTAGGTTATTATGAAGGGTTGAAATGGAAGGAGCCGAATCCCAAAACAATAAAAGCAATACTAGAATTTATGGAAAGTAACCAAATGATAACAGTTGAGGGTAACAGTAATGGGACAGTCGTAACCATTGCAAACTGGGTATCCTATCAAGAAAAAGTTGACAAGGGTAACGCTAAAGAAACACTAAAGAAACACTCGATGGATACTAACAACAATGATAACAATGATAAACAAGAAAAAGACTATGTGGCAGAAGTCGCAAAATACTACTCTGATAACTGCAAGAGTTTACCACAAGCTGCTAAAATGACAGATAAGCGAAAGAAGGAAATTAATGCGCGTATTACAGACTACGGTTTTGAAAAAGTAATTAGTGTATTAGACAAAGCTGAACAATCTGACTTTTTAGTAAAGGGTGCTGGTAATTGGTTCAAGTACGATTGGGTATTTAACCCTAATAACTTTATAAAGATACTAGAGGGCAATTACGACAATAAGCAAGACAAACCAGTTGATCGTATATCTGAAATAATGAGGAAGAAGGAACAAGGATGGTAGAGAAGGTAATACTCGGTCATATAATGCAATGTAACCATAAAGACATACTAAGAGTTAAACCTCAATACTTTACTGGTGACTTAGCTGTATTATGCCAAGTAATGAAAGTGCTAGATGGCGATAGAAAGCCGATAGACATGGTTAACTTACTAGACAGTGGTATAAGCCACGAGTTGATGACAACGTGTACTGACGCATATTTAGAAAACCCTATTGTTAACGATTCGCACTTTACTAAGTTAAAAGCTGACTTTGAAAGCAGAGAGGTTAAACGGTACATAGCCGAGGTAATAACCAACAAGGATTTAAACGCTGTGCAAGTCGCACAAGATATTTTAGACATGGCAGAGTCTAGCGAAATAGATAAAGACCACATAGACCACGTTATAGATTCATTTATGGCAGACATGCATAAACCATTAGAAAAAGAGTATGACTATTACAAGTTTGATTCTGACTTAGGATTCTTAAACCGTATCATGGGCACGTTGAGAAAAGGAGAACTTAACTTAGTAGGTGCAAGATCAGGTGTAGGTAAAACATTATTTGTTATGCAGAATCTTAGTAAATGGTCAGAGGAATTAACAACACTTTTTATATCCCGTGAAATGCGCAGCGAGTCATTGTGGAAACGTATTTTGGTAAGAGAAACAGGTATAGACAACACATGTTTCAGAGAAAAGCGGTTCACAGATGAACAGTGGAAAGCTATAAGACGAGTTAACAGCATGTTCAAAGGCAGAGACTTGTATCTTAATGCTAGAATATCAACAATAAGCGAGATAAGGCGCAAGTTGTACGAAACTAAAGCACAACTCCTGGTGGTTGACTACCTACAAATTATGGAGTCTGAGGGTAAGCACAATTCGAGAGAACGTGAGGTGGCATGGTTAAGTAGACACTTTAAAAAAATAGCTTTGGAGTTTGACATACCTGTTGTTGTATTAACACAGCTAAACGATTCATCTGGTGACAATAGACCTACTGGAGAACGTGATGTGAGGGAGTCAAAAGCGCCTTACCAAGATTCAGATAACGCTGTATACCTTCACAAGCCTAACGAAGATAACATAAGAGAGTGGGTAAAGCGTGGAGTTATAAGCGAGGAAACACTGGAAAAATTTGAACTAATGGAGGTCAATGTAACAAAGCAACGCGACGGTATAGTTGGGAATAACTTATGCAGACACATTAAAGACGAGTTAAGGTTTAAAGAAATTCAACCATGGAGGTAAATATGCACAGAAGAATAGTAGATGCAAAAGGCAAAGATTACAATTGGTTTGTGAATAATTTATGGCACACAGATGGAAGAAGGCCACTGTTAGAAAGACTTGATTTTTTAATTGATCTGAGAGAGCAAGGAGAAGAAGGGTTAAACACTATTTATAATGATTACAATTTAGTTTATGAGAAGGAAGCTATTTATACAATCGGAGTTTAGACTATGTAGAGGTATAGGAGGATAAGATGTATGAAAAAAATATACAGAGGATATAGGGATTTAAAAATTTACCAAACGTGTGTTGAGGTAGAATGTCCTTACTGTGGCGCTATATGGGACGAGATCGAAAAGGATAGTTGCGGAACGACTTATAATCTTCGTTGTGATGATGTTGACGGTTGTGACAAAGAATTCGAAATGCATTTTGATGCTGATTAGGAGGTAAGTATGAACGTATTAGCTTTTATTACAATTGCATGTGCATTTGGTGTAGGATATTTAATTGGTTATGAATTGGGTAGGAATAAAGGTTTTCATGATGCTAGAGAGATAGCGCTGAAAGCAATAGATGAAGAGATTATCAGAAGAGGTGGCGTATTATGAAATCAAGAGAGCAGATAGAGGAACGAATTGCGTACAGTAAGAATACGATAGATCAGTATAGGTATGCTGTGGGAGAAAAAGCCTTGTTATATAGAAATCAACAAAAAGAGATAGTAGATATTTTAGAATGGGTACTATCTGATGAATAAACCTAACACGTGTAGGTACTGTGGCGGTGGTGTGGTGTTTACAACTAATGATAAGGTGTACGGTAAAATATATGGGAATGGCAAGGTTTACATGTGTACAAACTGCGATGCATACGTTGGGTGTCATAAGAATGGGGAACCGCTTGGCATACTGGCAAACAAAGAACTGAGAAGGCTTAAAAAGCAAGCACATGCGTTGTTTGATCCAATATGGAAAAGCAGAACTGAAAAAAGAGGGTTGTTGTACAAAAAGCTTGCTAAACAACTGGACATAGAAACGAAAGATTGCCACTTTGGTCATTTCGAAAAAAATATGCTATTAAAAAGCATAAGCATTATAAAGACGTGGGAATATTACAATAGAAACATGGTGTCGGACAATAAATAGCCATAAAAAGCCACAGAACAACCGTAGCCAAGAGAAACAACCATGAGTAGTACAAAGAGTAGGGTAAACAATTAAATTGAATACAGGAGGTGTAGAGAGTGTTAGGTGAAAGAAACAAAAAAACTTATAAAAGAGAAGAATATAACATGTTTGAGTTTTGTAGAGATTTAATACATGTGGGTTTAATGTCGTGCGCGTATTTACTTATTTTGACTTATCTAGACGTAGATGTTAGCGTAAATCTATTCTACGCAAGTGTGGGTATTTTATTTGTTGGTGCAACACTGCAATACAAGTATATTTAGGAGGTGTATGAAGTGGATAAAGAACTTAGAACTTTAATGATAATGTGTCTTGCTAATTCGGTTATGGAAAACAAGTTGTGTGAAGTTAAGTACATGCAGATAGTTAAAGAACTTGAACAACAAGAGAAGTACGAAAAGGTGTGTAAGGCTGTGGAGTTAGCTTGCCAAGACGGGTCAAGGTTTACTGTTTTAAGCAATGGCATAGAATCGTTAATGGAATTTTACGAAAGGGAGAAGTAAACAATGAAGAACACAGTTAGTCAGATCACAGGAGAGGTGGAAAGGTGCGAGTATTGTCAAAAGCACTTTGCAAAACCTATACATGATAATGAACTAGAAGAAACAAGTGTAGCGGTCATGCATTATAAAACATTAGATGATTCTATTGCTGTTTTGATAGAAGTCTATTGTGGTGATGGGTATGTAAGTGTAGATATTAACTACTGCCCAATGTGTGGAAAGAAGCTAGTCTCAATTTGAGACTGGTGTTGCATATAGAAACCAGTGCGGTATAATAGATGTATAGAAAAGAGGTGCGAGAGTGGCAACGAAAAAGATTAATATTACAGTAGACATCGGTTTACTGGAGAAGGTAGACAAAGCAGCAGAGAAGTTATTTTTATCAAGATCGGCATATATTAGCATGGTATTAGCAGAGAGGGTGGGAGAATGAAACAGCACGTAACAGAAAAAGAACTAGCTAGATTGAGCAATGAATTAATAGAAAAACTATTTAGTATTTGTTTCCCAAATAAAGAATGGTGTTCTCGACACTTTAAAATTGCATTGCTGAGTTTAGATTTAACAATAGGTAAAATGATAGAGATTTTAAACAAAAAAGAATTAATAACAATAGAAAAAGGGAGACAATGGGTTATAAAAACAACCAAAATTCAACAACATCAAGCCGACGAACTGTGCGACTGCTTATTTGAAGCATTAAAATATGTTGAAAACGAGGTATAATGTGTGAAGTATATGCACATAGTGCATAGAGAGAGGGGAAGTATGAGTAATAATCTTAAAAGAGTATACGAAGAAATACTAGGGTTAGAGGTAGGTAAGAGTTATAAGTTATGTCACAGAAGCGGAAAAAGAGTAAATGAATTCGTGTATTTTATAAAAAATGGGATGCTGTTTAATACGAAAGGCAATGTTGATTATCCACTTGCTGGGCAATTAATAGTTGATGATTTTAAACTAATCCCCACTATCACTCTAACACCTAACGAAAGAGCAATACTAAGTGAATTAAAGTTTGAATGGATTGCTAGAGATAAAGATGGTGACGTGGACGTGTACAAAAATAAACCGAGCAAAAGCTTTTCGTGCTGGGATGATTATAATGAGTGTGGCAGTTTGACTGCGCTTAACCACCTATTCCAATTCATCAAATGGGAAGACGAAGAACCTTATAACGTTAAACAACTACTGGAGGGTTAACAATGAGATATAAGTTTAGAGGTAAGAGGGTATGAATCTAAAAATAAGAGCATGGTATGAAAATCAAATGTGGACTGTAGTAGCTATTGATTGGGATTGCACTGGTGAAATAGTGTCTGCGCATTTAGAAAATGACGTGAGTGAAGTAAAGGTTTATCCTAAGCTATTTGTTGGTGATAATGTTGTATTTATGCCATGGACAGGACTACTAGACAAGAATGGTAAGGAGATATACAAGGGTGACATATACAAATGGAGACCTGAATGCCATCTCTATCGAGTGGAATTTGTAAGCGGAGCTTTTCGCGGGAAAAACTTAAACAGCAATTGTGGCGGTCATTATATTTGGGACAATTTAGGGTATCACAACGAGGAGAAAGAGGTAATAGGAACAATACACGACAAGGAAGACGAAGAAGAAAAGTTAGAATGTGGATGCGATATGATGGGTTGCATTTGCTATACACGACAATAGGAAAGAGGAGTAGGGTATGACTAGAGAGAAGGTAGTAATAGACAACTACACTGGGTACGATGAAAAGGAGATAGCTAAGCAGATATGTAAGATTGCAACTCCTGGCGCTGATTATTCACCAATTAAACAACCTATAGGTATATCTGGTAGAGAGGAAGATAGATTATGACTAGAGAGGAACTAAAATATTTGGATAAACTAACTAAAGGTTTGAAGAATAGCCCCAAAAGAATGAAAACGTGCGAAATATTTAACATGCAAGCTTTAAGAAGCAAATTTGTAGAAGAGTATTTAGACAAAGCTATACAAGAGAGTGAGGAAGATAGATTATGACTAGAGAGGAACTAATCAAAGACATCCAAGTCAAAGAGGGAATAATATTAAAGTTGCAATCCCAATTTGAAGAAGCTGTTAAACATTGGAAGCTGTGCGCCGCAAAGAATGAAACTTATTTGAAAAGAATAAGAGACTTAGAAAACAAATTACAAGCTATACAAGAGAGTGAGGAAGACAATGAATAGATTAACTGTAGGTGAGTTAAAAGAAATGTTAGAAGGTGTTTCAGATGATTGTAAAGTATTTATTAATAATGGTGATTTAGATTATGTTATTGTACCAATTGATTGTAGTTGGAACGCAAGGCATGGTAATTTCTCGGGGTACTCTCAAGAATTTATAATTGATGCCGATGTGGTCGAGAGTGAGGAATAAGAGTATGAACTATCATAAGAGAAAGGTGTTAAATAAAAACCGAAAACTGCATAGGAAAAATTTCAATGTGTTAAAAGCCGAAATAGAAACTTCTATATCTACAAAAGATAAACATGAAGAAATTGTTTCTCTGATAATTGGAACTATGAGATTGATAGAAACAAATAGATACAGAGCCGAGGTGTGAGTATGAGTAAAACAATAACAATGGACTATGAGGTGTACAAGAAAGACGTAGATACCAAGTGGAAAGATGAATACGACAAGTTACACAAAAGGTATAGACTAGAAGGTGAAAATAGTCAGAGAGAATACGAGGAATTAGCGCTAAAATGTGAAATGGAAGTAACGAAAAGAAGTATTAAGTGGGATGAGATAGAGAAGAAAGCAAGGAATAAATATATGGCAATTACTGCACTGATATTAGTTGTTGTTTATGCTATAGAATTGATATTTTAAGGAGGTAAGGGTATGGATAAAGACAAAATAATATATGAGTTATATAAACTACTTGACGACATTGATACAGGAGAGGATATTTTTAAGTCAGATAAAGAAGGCTATTCGAAATATGTACACAAAAAGCACAAGCAACGATTTGATGTAGTGGAAGATGGATATTGCGAAGAATTATACAACAAGTATTATCCTGATAAAAATACTATGAGTCGCAATGCAAAGTAATGGCCTTTAACAAGGCTCTTTTACACTAAACCAAGGGTATGGTATAATGGAGGTAGAGAATGAACAAGTTTCAAAAAGCAGTACACAAAACCACAAAAGACCACATAGAACATGGTTACGGCAATTACAGACAGTGTAGAATATTATCAAGGATAATTGTGCAAATAGATGCTTTCGGTTTTCATTCTCATATAAACGGTTTAGAAAACAGCAAGGTTAATAGAATGTCGAGACGTTAGAAGTTTACAAGAGGGGTGAGTAATGAAAGACTTTTCTTTAGAGTACGAGGTAAATAATGATAAGTGGGAAAACAGAGAGCAAATCAAAAGATTGATGATTGAAAAAATAGTTAACGATCAAAACATAAAAGGGGAATACAAGGCAGGTAGCCAAGTATTTAGACATCTTACACACATAAGACCAGATTGTTATTCAATACATGTAAGAGTGTGGGAGGTAGAGAATGAATAAAAGAACCAAACAAGCTATGTGGGAATTGTACAAAGCGTTACATGAAGAAGATGAAGTTGTGCAGTACGAAATAAAATTTAATGCCAGTGAAATATACTGGAATATGGAGCAACTCCAATGCGGAACGGTGCGTGTTACGAAGTCTATGAAGACAGACCACTCTAATTTCAATGAGTATTGCAATGATTAGCGCTATATACAAGCTACTAAGGGTAAGAAACGATCTAAACGCAGTAGCTAAGAATAGAGTAGGTAAGAGAGTAAAAAGGAGACTACTGGGCAAGCTGTTCGGTAGGTTTATGAGGTGATGGTATGAACAAATTTGAAATAAGAAGTGATGGAAAAGTTTATCTCAACGGCGCAGAAATTCAAGTAACTGGTTATACTCTAAAAGAAGATATTGAAGATATTGGTAGATTAACTTTGGAGTTACCAATAAAAAAGATAGATACACTATTATGCAAAGATAAAATGAAATAAAGGAGTGATGAATGAGTGAGTAAACATATACTAACAGTAAAAGAGTTTATAGAAGAACTAAAGAAACTGGATCAAGACGCGCCGATTGTGATGCATGACGAGGATTTTGGCAATATGTATCCGCAAATATACGAAGAGATGTATAAAGTAACTGGTGTCTATGAGTTGTACAAAGAGCATTATTGGGAGGGGTTGGTTGTGAGTGAGTAAGAAAGAAAAACATCCAGGTGGTGCGCCACCAATGTATAAGAAGCCAGAAGAAATGAAAAAGAAAATTGATGCATACTTTAAAGAGTGCGAAGGTCAAACAGTATTAGACAAAGAAGGCAACCCAGTTATTAATAGGTTTGGTAAAGTGGTAAAAGAAAATGAAAAACCGCCAACTATTACGGGATTGGCTTTATCGCTTGGATTTACTAGCAGACAGGCACTTTTAAATTATCAAGCGAAAGATCAGTTCATTGACACGGTTACACGCGCTAAGTCTAAAGTTGAGGAATATGCAGAGGGTATGTTGTTCACAAATGTGTCAAATGGCGCAAGGTTTAATTTGACAAACAACTTTAAAGGTTGGAAAGAGAAGCAAGAAATTGAACAAACTACAGTAGATGCGACAAATGATCTTACACCGGAGGAAAGAAGAAAGAGAATAACCGAATTAGAATCCAAATTAAACGAATAATTATGCAACAAGTGCTAAAATATACGGCGATATATTAAAAGGTGGTGAATAAATGCTGAATAACCAAGAAGAAAAGGAATTGTTAGAACTTCTTGAAGCTGAATACAAAGACAGGGCCACTAAAAGTTACGCTTCGTATGTCGAGTACACTAATGATAATTATATAAAGTTACCACATTCAACCCTATTAACTGATAAAATCGACAAGATGATTAGTAATAGGGATTTGATGTTAAAAGGGGAATTGGAACCAGCTAAGCAGTATCTGATGGTTTCTATGCCGCCAAGGCACGGTAAATCAATGACGATATCCGAGACTTTGCCATCTTACTTTTGCGCAAGAGAGCCTAACGCTAAAGTGATAATGACAGCTTATAGTATAGATTTAGCAAATAACTTTGCAAGGTCTAACGCGAACAAGTTAAAAGTGCATGATATATTTGGCGTTACGGTAGAATCGAATAATCAAAATTTTACAAGGTTGTCAAACGGTTCGGTTATCCGTAAAGCTGGTATATTGGGTGGTATTACAGGGTTTGGTGCTAACTTATTGATTATAGACGACCCTATTAAAACGGCAGAAGAAGCCAATTCAGAGACGACGAGGGAAAAAATATGGCAAGAATGGGTATCGTCACTAAGTACAAGGATAGAGCCGCCGGCGATTGTTATTGTGATTATGACAAGGTGGCACGAAGATGATCTAATAGGCAGACTTCTAAATCCCGAGCATGGCAACCCATACCCATGGGACATTGTTAACTTACCATTAGAAGCAGAAGAGCACGATTTATTGGGCAGAGCTATAGGTGTACCGCTTTGGCCAGATAGATACGGTTATGATTTTATAGAAGAACGAAAGCAGTATCCGCGCGACTTCAACGCACTTTACCAGGGTAGGCCAACGGCAGCAGAAGGTAACTTGATAAAAAGGGAATGGTTTGAAAACCCTGGCAATTGGTATATCAAAACTCAGGATAAAATTTCAGAAATGGTTAGCGTTTGTTTATCTGTAGACGCAACTTTTAAAGATACAGCTAAAAGTGATAAAGTGGCTATTCATGTGTGGGGAAAAATAGGAATAGATTTTTATTTGATCGATGTAATGACAGGCAGATACGATTTTTTAACCACATTACAAGCGATAAGAACTATGAGGCAAAGGTATAATATAGGCTTTATATTCATAGAGGATAAGGCAAATGGTTCAGCTATAATAAACACTTTGTCACGAGAGATAACTGGAATAGTACCTGTAAACCCATTAGGCGGAAAAGAATCAAGAGTTCAATCGGTGTTGCCTTATTTAGCTGGTGGAAATGTAAAGGTGCCACGTGAAGAGTTTACTGGGCATGTGCTAGAAGAATGGTATGCGTTTCCTAATGGTGCGAATGATGATAACGTTGACGCAATGACGCAAGCTATAAGTCAAATGGTATATTACTTTGGCGAAAAGGTAGATGTAAAACCGCGCGCAGAAGATAACTACATTAACACTATGATGAATTGGAGGTAAAGCATGGAGTATATCTTACTTGTAACAAACATTTTATTGGTTGCTTATATTTTGTACGACAAGAAAAAGCCATCTAAAGAAGTTGAGCAGAAAGAAGATCCGATGTTAAAACATTTGCAAACGATGATGGACTACGGAAAGAATCAAGCCTATAGGAGATCAGAATGATTAAAGAATATGAATTATATCAAAACGGAGTGGCTTATAACAATTCTTTAGAACCTTCTTTTTATGACGAGGTTGATTGTAATTGGGATTTCGTCTACTCGAAGCAATGGCGTAACGCTAAGTTAGACTCTGACAAGCCAGCTCCAGTATTTAACTACTTAAATAGATTTGCTACGTTTTTCATAGCTTCAATTATGTCCAGTAACCCAAAGGTTAAATTTGCATCTGTTGTTGATGATGATACAGATGATACGGACGCTATTATTAACTCAGTATGGGACGAATTTGCAGACAGAGTAAAGTTGTCACAAAAAGCGAGTGAAGCTTTATGGGATGGTTGCGTTACAGGTGACTACATCGGTCATATGATTTTTGATGTAGCAAAGAAACCTTACGACGGTAAATATGGCGGAACTGATGGACAGATTGATTTTGAGTTAGTGAGTCCTACTAATTTTTACATGGCTAACGCAAATACTAATGACGTACAAGGACAAAAGTATATACAAGTTGTCGGGAGAGCTTTAGTTTCAGACTTAAAAGAAGAACAGAAAGAAGTCGGGGAACTTAATGAGGAGATAAGCGAAGATAATAATGACGATGAACAAATTGGTCATTATGGTGAACTTGAAATGGAGGGCGAAGATAGCAAGAAAGCGACATATGTTATCACTTACAGAAAGAAAGATGGCAAGGTGTACGCAACTAAATGTACTGAGTCAGCCTACGTATATAAAAATATAGATACTGGTTGTACTATGTACCCTGTATCGCTAGGTAATTGGATACAAAGGCGAAACACATATCATGGGCATAACTTTGTTACAGGTTTGGTTGATACACAGATATTTATAAACAAAGCTTTTTCGGCTGCTATGTATCACGCTATGCTACAATCTTTCCCGAAATTCGTTTACAACCCTAGCTTGATCGCTGGTTATGACCCAAGAGTTACGGCGCAATACGGTGTTAATTTAGGGCCTGGTCAAAGCATAAATGATGTTGCTGGATACATTGCTCCGGCTAATATGAGTGGTGATTTGATGAACATGGTAGAACTAGCCAAGACGTACATGCAAGAAGCCGTAGGTGCTAATGATGCTTTACTTGGAAATGTTAATCCAGAACAAGCTAGTGGCACATCTATAGCTACAGCATCAAAACAAGCCGGTATACCTTTGGAGATACCAATGCAAAACATGTATAATTGGTATGAGGATTTGGGGCGTATCTTCTTAGATATGATCGCGTATAAGTTTGGTACAAGACCTGTAGCTATCACGGATGGCGATAATGCAGAAATGCAGATGTATGACTTTGACCAACTTCAAGAAATGTATAAAACACCAAAAGTTGACGTAGGACCATCTTCTTATTGGTCAGAACTTGCAGAAATACAAACACTTGATAATTTACTAGAACGTGAACAAATAGACTTTATAGAGTACCTAGACAGGTTGCCAGAAGGGTTTGTTCGTAATAAGAATGGATTGATAAAAAAACGCAAAGAACTGCAAGAAAAAGAATCTATAAGACAACAAGAATTAGCCGCTTTAACACCAGAAGCGCAAAATCAATATCTAAGCATGAAACCAGAACAACAAGAAATGATGATGAATGCTACAGGAATTTGACAATGTGCAAAATATTTTGCATAATATATGTATAAGGGCAGCCATACCCAAGGAGGAATAAATATATGAACGAGTTCACAGCCAATGAACAAGTTGAAGTAACGCCAGACGAATTCTTTGACGATGTACCTGAATCGACGGACGAAGGAACAGAAGAAGAAACGTCGCCCAAAGAAACAACTGAGGAATCAAAGGAAGAATCGACGGACGAAACCGATGAATCTGAAGTGGTAACTGAGGAAGAAGTAGCAAGAAACATTGCTGACTTAGAGTTTAAGTTTCTAAAAGAAAAAGGTAAAGTCGGAGATATGAGCGACAACGAAATTGTTGAAGCTATTGAAATCGGCAAGAATGCACAAAGATTCAGAGATAAGTATAATGAGTCTAGTGAAAAGTTAAATCGACTAGCCACTATCGGCGACAAGTTAGGATATGATGGATTAGAAGGACTATCTGAAGCGTTGTTGACCGTGATGGCAAAAAACATATCGGAAGAACAAAACAGGAACGAACAGGACGTTATAAAGGAGTTCAACGAAGGTTATAAATCTCGAGAACAAAGAATGATTGATTCATTTGTTGAAAAATTCCCTGACGTTAAAATCGAAGATGTACCTGAGTCTGTCTTACAATCTTATCAATTAGACGGTAAAGACCTTTCCACTTCATACGCTGAACATCTAACCAATCAAAAGGTAAGTGAAAAAGATGCAGAGGTTGAAGGTTTAAAACAAGAGATTGAGAAATTACAACAACAGTTGTCTATAGATAAAACAAACAACAATAATAAAAAAACATCAGTTGTTAAAAAGACTCAAGGTGGTGACGATAGCGTTAAAGACGATTTCCTGGGAGAGTTCCTTTAAAAAAGGAGATTAAAACATGGCTATTAATTACGCAGCGAAGTATGGTAAAAAAATTGATCAACGTTTTGAATTGGGTTCACTTGCTAAGTCAGCGTTTGGGGCTAAATTTGATTTTATAGGCGTTAACACGGCTAAGCTATACACACTAACTTCACAGGTGTTAGGTGACTATACTAGAACTGGTACAAGTCGTTACGGAACGGTTAACGAAGTTCAAGACACTGTGGCAGAGTATACAATTACAAAAGATAGATCATTTACTTCAAGCATTGATAAAGGTAACTATTTACAACAAAACCTTGTGAAAACAGTTGGTGCATACACAAAAATTCAAATGGACGAACAATACATTCCCGAGGTAGATACTTACGCGTTTGGTGTTTTGCTTGCATCTGCAACAACTGCAACACATGTTAAAACAGCAGCATTGACAAACGCTAACGTTTACGAAAAATTCCTTGATTTGCAAGAATTGCTTGACGAGGACAAAGTACCAATGAAGGGTAGAATTGCATATCTTACACCTTCAACTTGTAACTTAATTAAAAGAGACGACACATTTGTAAAGGCGTCAGACATGGCCCAGAAAATGTTGATTAACGGTCAAATTGGTGAAATTGACGGTGTAAAAATTGTTAAAGTTCCATCGGTTCTATTCCCAGCGAATACAGCTATGATCTTAACACACCCATCAGCTAACGGTATGCCACAACAACTGTCTGACCTTAAAACGCACGAAGATGCACCTGGTATCTCTGGCGCTCTACTTGAAGGCCGTTGGATTTACGATTGCTTCACGTTTGCCCAAAAGGTGAATGCGTGTGCAGCTCACAAAACAGCGTAGGAGGTTAATATGGTTAAAGTGAAAAAAGGCGAATATGTGCATGAGGTGCATGAAAATTGTGTATCTGCATTTATTAGAGCCGGTTTTGAAGTTGTAAAAGAAACTAAAAAGAAATAAAGTCCAAGCCAAGGGCAACATGACATATACGTTGTGTTGCCCTTTTTAATAGGAGGTTACTATGGTAGTACAAGGAGACAATGGATATAAAAAATTTTTAGCTACTGAGTTTACGCCGAGCGGTGTAGGAGTTACAACGTTATCAGATGCGGACAAAAAAGACTTAGTTTTAGTAGTGGATACAGCTACTTGGTACGTGTATTACAATGGCGAATGGTACCCACAATAGGAGGTCGTTATGGGCTTCAAAAACACAGGATTCCCACGATTCGGTTTTAATCCTATAGGGTTTACTACCGGTGGTGGTATAATACAATACTTAATTAAAAAATGCGGCCTACTCTCCTACTCAAAAGGTTCAACAGACGGAGTGCTGATTGACAAGGTAGGCAGCGGTAACCAAGTGGGTAGGGTGGCTGTACCTGGCAATACACTTGCAACAGGCAGCGGTAACTATTTAGAGCTTGCTAGTGCTGCCAATGAGTCTATCACGTACGTAGATGGGCTAGGCAACGTGGTTAATACTACTTGGGACGCGAACGGTAGGTTTTTCACACCAGTTAACGGAGTAAGGGAGTTTGAAACTACAATAAGCGGTGACGTGTTCAAGCTAGACTTAAACTCAAAAAATGGTGATGGTATATTTCAACTGTTTAGGGATGATGCAGACGTTGAAGCAAAACTTGCGCAACAGTTCCTAGCACCAGCCGAACCAGTGGTGAGAAACTATATTGTAACTAGTTTTCATGACGAAAAGGGATATATTGAAGCAGATGGAACGCAGACGTTTGACCAAGCTGGATTGATTACTATACCTATAGGTCAACTAATATTCCTTAACTCCCTAGGCATCCCACAGTGCTATGTGGGCGGAGTTAGACCATCACCTGATTATAGCGGTAGGATAGGTATTAATGAGAGGGTTGTTGATGGGGTTGTTGATAATGGTGTTGATTATGGGAAATGGGAAACATCTACGCCAGCGAACGTACTTATAAATTCTAATTCAGTAGAAATTATAAGTAATGCAACGAATACATTCATAGGTATGATCTCTACTGGAATCACTAAAACATCTACTGTTTATACAGTTGTAATTGATGTAACGAAGACATTTAATAGTGGTACGTTCGGATTACAATCTTCTGGCGTTGGCGGATTCGTTTCGTTTGACGGCACTTTGTTAGACCAACAAAGAAGAACTCTCACAACGGATTCTACAATTACAAATGACGAATTAAAGTTCTTCATCAATGCCACTGTGCCAAATGGTGAAAGTGTTGAGTTTTCACACATTGGAACTTACGAAGGGGACTACGTAACAGAAACCCCACCACTACCAACATCTGGCGCAATAGTAGTCGGTAACTCTCTAATCCTGGAAGACGACTACAACCACATGCACATAGCAGACCAAGCAGAGATATGGATAGACCAAACAAGTCACTTGAACAAGGTTAAAGAGATCGCTACATTGTTAAGCATAGAAAATAACCAGTCGTTCTACAACTCAACAGAACAATCATTCGGGTTTTACCAAACTGCATTAATCGAACCTTGCTTAAGCAAGGCAAAAAAATACCAATCAATACCATAGGAGGATTCTATGAGCGAGTATTTAATGGAATTTAAAACTAATAAACCATACATGGAAATGAACATTGCCGAAGGTTCTACAATACCTAACTATTTAGTTTATGTATGCCTAACAGATAAAGGGTTAACTAAAGATACTTTATTAGATGCAACATTGGGTGATCCAACTAAAACATATGCAGAATGTTTTTACACTACTACAATTAACGCAAAAGATTATTGCGCAGTTGGTAGGTGTCATATCAGTCCACTACCTGGACATAACCCAACAGGCAAATACGAACCACTAGACGATGCCGTATTCCTTTCTTGGTCTGCGTTCTTTGATTCTACTATGTTCTATGCCCCGGCAGACTTGCCAGAACCTGTGTAGGAGGTTTATATGCACTATGAACAATATTATCAAGTGGCTACCGTTGAAAAGTTCGCCGAGAACGGTGTAACGGCTGAGGAGTTATGCACATGTTCTCAAATTAAACAAGCCAACAAGGTATACAAAAAACTCAGAACTATTGACGATGAATTAATAAAGCAAGCGTTAGATGCTAAAGTGGACGTTAAAAAGCTAACAGATTTCAGCGTCGCCACAAAAATGTATATACGTCACTTAGAGTTTTCTAATGGCAAAATGCAAAGAATGTGGTTAAAAGCTATAGTTTCAAATGATTTCTCGATGATACCTTTGAAATTTGATGAATTAAAGCAGATTTTAGCAAATGAACCGTAGGAGGTGTTAAATGAGTAATGTTTTCAACAATGGAGAAAGCTTATTTGATATAAGAACACGAATTAACAATAATACATTAACGGTTGAAGAAACACTGACCACTAAACCATACGAGTACACAGCCGGAGCAGATAACGCGTCCGGTCCTGTCTCTTCTCAAACATCAAACAGCGTTACAGATGGTATAGCAAACTACATTACTGACCAATGGATTGATTACGTGGTGGAGTTAACTACAGTTGCTGGCGAAGTAGACTATGCTGTGGTATTGTCAAATACACAAACGAAGTTGACTTTTGATGATGATCACGCTGGTTACACTTTTGCTAGTTACAGAATAATGTCAACATTTGAAGTTGAGGACATGACGTCTTTAATAAGTTTTGATGTAAGGACGAACGAAGCAGCTCTCATTCTTCCTGATGTGTCATCTATTAACAACAGAGACTACACAAGAATATACCTGGAGCTATCAAATAACGATAAAGGTTTAATCATTATATGTAGAGGTTTACAGCGACAAAGAGGTCTTAAATGGGGTAAACTAATATACAAGTATGAGTTAGTAGAGCTTACAGCACACCAGACAGTAGTGCCACACTGGGACATACTAGAACTTGAAAATATTAAGCGTTACGGTTCTATAGAAACCAATATTAATTTACCTGTTAACACAGTAACATACGCTGAAATCTTAACTGCTGGCAGTGTTGATTTACTACCTCAAAGTAAACGCTTTGATTTAGTATCAGATGGTGGAGTGGATTGGTTAAGGTATCAATCTATCATACAGCAAGATTTTAGATTGTCAGGCTCAATACCCATCAATAGAACAGGTGGAGGTACTAGCTCAGTTGAAGTTAAAGTAAGAATAAAACGATTCTCTACTGGGTTAGATGAAGACTCAACGTCTACCATCATAGCGCAGTTTGGTAATGATGATACAAAAACAGTACCTGTTGATATATCGTTCACGTTAGATCCGTACGATCAAATTACACTTATAGCAGAGCGCGACACTGGTACAGTTACGATTTTAAGCGGTGCTTCGTTCATTTTCACAGAAATGTAGGTGAAACATGACTATACAAGATTTAATATATGACGCTAGAGCGTTGGTCGATGATTACAACACGGACGGAGTGGTTAATAGTTCAGGTTCTACAGCAGAAACTGATACCAATGCTGTTAGATACGTGTTTTCTGGACTTAATAAAGTATATAAGTACGCCGAATATTACAACACATACGAATTAACATTAACTCCAACAGACGAACAGAAAGAAGCTAGGAAGTGGATACCTAACGCTATGCCTAGTGATTTTGGTCAACTAGTTAAGATTGTAGAAGATACAGACACTTACAAAATAGACTCTATTACACAGCTTGAAGTTGGAAATGTACTGTACACTCCGTATTGGTTTGAAGGCACTTTGAGAGTAATATACAACCCCTACCCAACAAGAATTACAGATTTGTCGGCAGAGTTACCGGTTAGGAATCCGTTAGCGTTAAATTTTATGATCAATTTCGTAGCTGCTAAAATTGCACTAACCGACTTGCCACAATACGCAGACTTCTTCGAAGGAGAAGCAAATGAACTATTATTACAGGCTGCGCAACCACAGCCGGCTCAAGCTACAGAAATAGAAGACGTATACAACATTAATTATTAGGAGGTATCTATGGCACGTATAAGCACATACAAGCCGTCACCACCGATTGAAATAGATACTTTCCTAGGTCTAAATGAATCGGTAGGTAATACACAGATAAAGCTGGGTGAATCTGTTAGGCAAGAAAATGCAAGAGTAACAAAGAATTTTAAATTACAGAAAAGACCTGGCCATCACACGTATATATCATCTACAAACAATATATATGGTGGATGGTACGGTGAGCTAAACGACAAAGAGGTTATTATATTTAGCACAGGGGGTTTTCTTTATCAAAGAGACCTCTCTGTTGTATCTTCTGAAACAGAGCTGTCTTCGTTACTTCAAGGCGCTTGGGACGATTCAGATGTATGGGACGATTCAGGGATATGGGACGAAGCAGCAAACCCGCCAGTTATTACAATAGGCGCTATAACAGATGGGTACTGTGAGATATTCTATTTTGATTCTAAGCTATGGTTAAAAGCTGGTACAAGTTTTAAAACTTGGGATGGTGTGACTTATGAAGATGTAACGCCATATATCCCAATCGTGTCTACAGGTGCTAAACCTGACGGTACAGGTGGTGTTCCATTTGAAGAAATCAATTTGTTAACAGGTTCTAAAACAGTAGATTTCGAAGCGGACGGAACCACGGAGTATACTTTACCTGAGCAAAACATAGATGCTGATTTAGTAACGGCTACTGTTGACGGTGTAGCAAAAGTTGAAAACATAGACTTTACTGTAAACAGAGTAACAGGAAAACCTACGTTTAACGTTGCCCCACCTTTAGGTGTAGAAGTGTTAATTACTTACACTAAAGACACGGGTACGCTAGCAGAATTCCAAGCATATAAATATCAAGTTGATTTCGGAGTAGGTAACGACACTAATATATTTTGGTATGGTAGTACACTAGAACCTAACACCTTTATATTCTCAATGGTAGGCAAAGCCAATTACTACCCTTCTAACTCCAAAGTGATAGTAGGTTCAAACGAATTTGGTATCACAGACATGAAGGCCCAACAACAAACATTGTTAGTATTTAAAGAAAATTCAACAAGAATAGTAGTGCCAAACATTAACCCAAGCTTTGCAAACAATCAAGGTCTAAACCCATACGAATTCCCATATTATGATCTTAATGAGTCTGTTGGTAACATTGCTCCGAAAATGGTACAATTAATAGAGGACACACCGGTAAGTTTAGATGCTTACAGCATGTGGCTATGGTCAGACACCTCAGTAGAAAACCAACGTGGCACTAAGATTATCAGTGATAAGATTAAAAAATCACTTCAAGAGTTGGATTTATCTACTGCGGTAACATTTAATCACAAGAATAACAAAGAATACTGGTTATGCGTAGGTGATGTGGTCTACTTATGGAACTACGGAAACGATACATTTTACAAATACACTAACGTATCAGCATCTAAATTCTTTGATGTAGACGGACAAGTATATTATATAGGTTCTACTACCATAGAAAACTTTAACGACTCCTACACGGCAGATGGTGAGGTTTTAGGCACTGATATAGACATGAGGGTGTACCTTGGTTTTACAGACTTTGGACAATTAGAGTTTAGAAAAATGATGCGTGACGAATGGGTTGCAATTAGCCCGGCAAGTAAAACATCATTAGACATTAAGTTTTTAACAGATAAGTCAAACGAAGATTCTGCAAGCGCCAAATCGTCAACAGTTAAATACAGATTGTTTGATTATGGCTCATGGGATTATTCAGATTTCACATATCAAACAAATAGAAACCCTCAACCATTGAGGATAAAGGCGAAAGTTAAAAAGTTTACTTACTTGCAAGTCTTATTTGAAAACGTTGCAAATGACGAGACATTAACTGTACTTAATTTAAAAATGCAAGCGCAAGCCCAAGGTTACTCACGATAGGAGGGTAAAATGGCTAAAAAAACACTAACCAGTGCTGGCTATAGCACTAATATACACAGGTCATTACCTGACCAACCAACTAATACACCTGAAGAACTTAAACAATTGTTTGATAGCCCAAACGAAAATCAGAAGGATTACAACAACCTTACATTATTAGTAGAATTGGCGTCTGAAATACTAGGCGAAAGCGGTGCGCATGCCATAGGTCTAGGAATTACACAGTACTCGGCTGATAATGTAGCAGACGCACTTATCCAAGTCAGACAACAGATTGATGATCTTATTGCTGGCGAAGTGGCTGACGGTTCAATTACAAATGCTAAGTTAGCAACAGACAACAAAGTAGGTTCGCTTGCATCGTTGACAACTGCGCAAAAGCTCAACTTAGTTTCAGCTATCAACGAACTAGTAGGCAGGATAGACAGTAACGACACAGATATAGCAACTAAATTACCTAAAGACGGTAGCGAAGCAATGAGTGGACCACTTATACTTCCTAACAATATTGCAGTAAGGGGTGAGTTGACAGGTGGTGGAGATAAAAGTGTAGGGTTTGTAGACAGTTCTGATAGAATAGTGTTAGGTTCTTCTACTCAGCCAACTAATTTAATAGGAACAAATTTAACTTATAACAATTCTAACACTATATACCACTCTGGCAACCTCACGCCTTCTGACTACTTGCCTAAAGCCGGTGGCATAATGACAGGCGCTCAAGTATTTGAAAACAATATAAACATCAACGCAAAAGAAACTGGTGGCACTGAAAGAAACGTAGCAGTAATGGGTTCAGATAATAACATGTATTATGGATCATCTACAAACGGCACAGTATTACAAGGCGCGTCACTAACCGCGGCTATTGCTGGTGGTGCATCGTCTAGGGTTTCACTTGATAAAGGGAAAAAGACCGTAACACTATTGGCAAACAACTGGATAGAACAACCCACAAGGGATTACAGATGGTATTACGGTGTGGTTGATTTAGATTATGTGGCAAATGATAATGTAGATTTTAGGGTAGGTTTTGGCGCAGCTGATGCAGATGCGTTTTACGAATCAATTGATATGGCGGAAGATTCGGTAATGGCTAATACTATTTATCCACTTGATAATGGTGTTATATATTTCCTTTCGAAATCACAACCAACGTCAAATATTATATTGCAGTATGTTATTGAAAAATAGGAGGTGACACATGGGCGGTAATTTAAGAGGCGGAGGTATTCGCTACAGAGGTACAACGACATCACAATACACCGATTCGCAGACTCTTACAACTCTGAAGTCTGTAACAGGTAATGGTGTTTTAAAAAACATTAGCACTAACAGCCCAGTGATAATACTTGCTGATGGAGTGATAGTATATAGCTCCGATGTTGGTGGTTTAGGAATTGATCACAATATTTCAAATATACCGTTTAACACTTCGCTAGAATTACGCGGGAACAACATGTGTTGGGTTATTCAAAACGGAAACAATAAATATGATTTAGATATTGGATATAGTGGGAACTCGGTACCGGCCGCTTTGAACCCAGTTTCTTTAAGTGTAACAGGTAGAGGGTATATAAACAGAGTATACACGCAGCCACAGTCAAGCCAATTAGTTGTAGATGGGCAAATAATCAGAAATGAGTCCACGATAGGATTTACATTTAGAAATATTTTCTATGAAACTGGGTTCTCATTGCACAGTACATCAACAGCAACTCAAAATACAACAGTATATACGGAGGATTAAACATGAGAATAACAGGAAGAGAAGTATTAGAGCGAGACCCTCAACACGCAAGTTTAGAAGTAGATACAATCTATGAATTTAAAATAATTAAAAGTCAAGTAGTTGACGGCAAAGAGACTATATTATCATCATCGGCGGAAAAAGTTATGACAGAAAAAGAATTTGTATAGGCAAAAATGGAATATGAGATTGCAG